TCAATCTGTGCAGCTGTAACAGAATCTACTTGTTCAAACAAAAGACGGCGAATATTACTACCAATTTCTGGTTGAAATGGACGCTCATAATGATTAGTTAGAATTAAATTCTTAACTGAATTAATTACTGCGTATTCGTTTTTGTGAGTGTTAATGTCTTTACGAATTGGATGAATCGTAAACGCTAAATCCAAATCTTTAAACGACCTTGCACTTTCTATGTCTATTGTTGCCATATCTTATTTATTCGCCTAAACTGGAGGGCCGGTGTTTCCACCTTGTGGATCCGAATGAGTATGTGTATGTAAACTTGTGCCTTGAGCAACTACATCACCTGTAAACGAAGCGGAACCGTTGACTGTCATATTACCACCGCCGCCACCAGTTCCTGTTGTGATTCCTTGGCCAACTAAAATATTTTTACTTACTGTGGTTTGACCCGTAACATTCAAATCACCAGTTAAATTTAAGTTTGGTGTTGTAGCATTTACATCACCAGTAACATTCATATTCACGCCACCACCAATAGTTGCCTTAACATCACCTTTAATATCTGCGGTAACATTGCCATCAACATAGAGGGTAACATTACCCTTAACATATACCGAATCGTTTCCAATTACTACTGTGAACTTATCCTTTTCAATGCGTTCCGCTCTGTCTCCAGCAGGTCCCCATTCAATGTAAGAGCCCGAGCGATGATACAGATGAACTCTCTCTGAATCCTTCGTGTCATCAAACTCCAAAGCGTGCCCACTTTCCGATTCATAAACATTATTATACGGGTATTTTGCCGCATAATAGGGGTCTGGTTCTACCTTGTCTGCCTTCTTTGCCTTCTTTAAAGAAACAATTGAATCATCTATCTTCTCATTTCTTGCCAAGCGTGATGTGCTTGGTTCATCTATTCTTCTTGGATAACCTGTTGCACTTTCATTTGGTTTAACTGGTGCAGAAGTTAACTGTTCACCTGTCCGTGGGTCTGCAAATGCTTCTTGTGCGTTTGCGGCCTTTAATGCAATACCAGGAAATACGCCCATAATAACTGGCTCTTGTGCAGCTTCTCCGTCTGTAAAGAATCCAATAACCATATCACCTTCTTTTGGTGCATACGGGTTTGTATTATTTACAGGTAACATAGGCATAGCCCATGGCAACTGGTCTGTTGGTAATTGCATTTTGTTATCAGCATTCCAACCAACAGCTCGCACACGCACACGACCCATCTTTAGTGGGTCTTGTCTATCTTCTACAACGCCAACCCACCATGTGAATCCGTTTTTACCAGCAAAGTCTTTATCTTTTTCAGCCATATCAATAATCTAAAATGTCAGCGTTTTGAGCAGAATCACTCGTTTCAACAAATTCTTTTTCTGTTGATGTAGTAGCAACTTCAATAATTGTTTCATGTTTTTCTAAACCAATAATTTGTCGAGAAGCAATAATAATATATTTACCACTTAAACTATCATCGGTATTATCATCACCCATTTCTTTTTGTGCCATATTAGGTAACATAACATTAACATTTAAACCAGACGTCAATTGAAAGTTACCAGGCATTGCAAACTTAATTCTTTTTTCCATTAAATTAGCAAGAATAGCTTTTCTTTGAAACAAATAATTTTCATAATTCTCTTGTTTCTGTAATGAATATGGGTCGTTTTGTTTGATGTATGAACTTAACTGTTTAGCTGCACTAAAAATACTAACCGTTTTCTTAGAATCAAAAGCTTCTTGATTACTTAAACCATCACGGTTTTTAATGTTAGTTATATTTGGTGTTTCATTACCGTGATCCATACTGTTATAGTGGTCACTAAATTTAATGTTCTTTTTAGCAACTGTTCTGGTCATTGGATCAAAACCAACAAATTGACCAGCATTAACACCTTCTCTTGTTTTTTTAATATTGTCAGACTGAGTTATAACTTCATAACCACGAGCACTACTAATTTCATTTATTGCACCAGAATCACTTAAATTTTTAATTTGATATTTAATATCAAGCACTTCATCTTGTGTCAATAAAGTAGATAGTGAAGCAAAATTATATCCAATCATATTTTGAAAGAACATAAAATTAGGAGATTGTTTACTATCAACAGCTCTTTTTGCACACCATTCAATTGCTTCAAGTGGTCTTAAATTTGGTATAGTGATATTACGGATACCTGAAGTTAATTCGTAAACACCACCAGCATTATTTTGTGGTACTTTTAAATAATTTTCTAAAATCTTTTTAACAATATCGGAATAGGTGCCAGTAAAAGATTGATTAATTTTTTGTTGGTCAGAATACATAAACTCATCGGCAACAAAATGAAGAATGTAAGTTTCAGAACCACCATTTTCTTTTCTGTTGGATTGCTTATAAATTCTAAAAGCCTTCTTAAATTTACCAATATCAGAATTTTCATCCTTTGATATGTCAATTAGTAAGGCTTCAGAACCATCAAAAGATAATTTACTTGACAAACCAACAGCATCAGTAACTAAAACACTACCACTCATAACTGGCATAAGGATTGAATCATGGATATTCAATTCATCAAAAATTGATGTGATATCAATACCACCAGATTTAGTTACAATAACCAGTTCATTTATGGTAAACTGTGTTGATTTCTGTAAAGAAAATTCCATTATTTAATCACTTTTTTAAATTCTTTTTCTACTGAAGAAACAAATTCAGGTTTAAGCAATTTAATTTCTCGTTTAGTATCATTTAAATCAACTTCATATTGGTAATATGATTCTTTTTCTTTTGTAACAACTTGTGTAATAGTTGTGCCATCATTTAAGTTAAATGTGTTTGTGCTTTGAGTTACATTAGCATATGTGTTGGAATCAACTTTTAATTTTTCAATAGTTTGTGTACCATCAAAAGATGTTCTTGTAACAATTTTATAGTAGGCATGAACATTATTTGTATCCATTGCCCAAGCTAATCCAGTTTGAACTTTAGTATTTGCTGAACCATTTGCCGTGTATTTGGCGTCAACATAATTGACCAATGTTTTTTCATTTAATGGCCAATCATATTGTGCATCAAGAATATCATTGAACAGTAACACAATCCAATGTCTTTCAGAATTATCGTAAAATTTACGAGCAATAATTTCTGGAGTATCAGATTCTTGAATGTTATATTTGTAAAATGCCGATGAATTCTGTTTTAACGAGTTTTCAAAACCAAACCGAGCAGTAATATTGGTAACACTATCTAAACCAGTATTGTTATTGTTGGCACTATAAAATGTTTTAGGAAAATAATTAAAGTATTTTGCCATATTAATTCTTAGCCTGTGAGTTGCCTTCTTTCCATCTAAAATCAGATTTTGTAAGGTAAGTGGTTTCTTTAAATGACAAACTAACTTTCATGGCTACTGGCATACCTGTGCGACCTAAAGACGGCTGCGACTCATTAGGCACTTCATATGCCGAGAATCCGTTTGGTGCATAGTCAACATTAATTGTTTCCAAAACACAAGTTGAAATTGGAGGAATGTTGGGGTTTTGTGTGCCACCATAGTAGAACTTAATATCAAATTCAGATGGAGGAATTAAAAATCCAGAAGCACCTTTTGCTAATTCTGGTGCTTGATGAAAACGCAAACGCTCAACAATTCTTTGAACTTCAAGAGCTTCTTTTTCATCTCTTGGATAAAATACAAAATCAAATGAGAATGTTCTAAAGTTTGGTGATTTATAAATCATTTCAAGCATTGGGTTTCTAACTGTACCTGTAACAGCAGTAAAACCTAATCTTGCAGTATTTTCACCAACTAAACCACCAATAGCTTTACTTCCAACAGCTGCACCTTCATTTCTTATACTTGTTCCTAATGATGTTGCAGCTTTACCCATTGAGTTTGTTGTATCTGAACCAGCTTTGTAAGCATCAATCGCAGAACCACCAGCCGCCAGTATTTTACCACCTAATTCATTACCTAATTCCATTTGGTCATAGGATTGTGAATAAGTATAGGATAAAGAGTCTGGCATATACAGAGCAATAGCGTCTGTTGTCAAACTTGTAATTTTTAAAAAACTTTGATTGGTAATATTTTTGATTGAGGTGTCAATAACTGATTTTGTTAGAGCAGAACTTCCACCAAATGTAACACCTGTTTGACCAAAAAGATTGTTTATACCACCAACAACACCATTGTATGCATCACCAAGAAATCCTGAAATTGTACCACCAAGATTGCTAGTATTTACTTTACTAAGAAGGTCACCGCCAATGGCAGTGTTTAATTTATTTTGTGCAGCTTGCAAACCACTTTGAATTTCTGCTTTTGCTTTGTTCTGCAAATTGTTAGCAGCTGCTGCAAAACCAGCATTACCGGCAGCAAAAGGAGTAGTTTTAAATGAACTTCTATCCTGTTGGCGAATATAAATCATTAGGTAATGGCCTTTATCTGCATTACCAATATCTAAAGGATAGCGATATGTGTTTTTTTCAAACTCACTACCAACAAGCTTGCCAAGAGGGCCAACTTTTGATACCACATTTTTATCAAAAGAAATATCGGAGAAACCGAAAAGTGACATATATTTTCCACGGAAAGGGTTAACTAGATACTATTTATGTCATATCGAGGATGGTTTAAACCAAAAAACCCACAAAAATATAAAGGCGATGCTACAAATATCGTCTATCGGTCAACGTGGGAAGTGCGTGTAATGAAATGGTTGGATGAACATCCAAGTGTAATATGGTGGGGGTCTGAAGAATTACCTATCCCTTACATATCTCCAGTAGATAACAAGAAACACAAATATTTTCCAGACTTTATTGCAAAGATGAAATTGAAAGATGGAAAAGTGATGACCTACATTATTGAAGTCAAACCATTAGCCCAAACCAAGATGCCCACGCAAAAGAAAAAGACTAGACGGATGATTCAAGAAATGGCAACCTTTGCGGTCAATCAAGAAAAGTGGAGAGCTGCTGATATCTTCTGTCAGGAACATGGTTGGAAGTTCCTATTGGTAACAGAGAAGGAATTAGGTATCTAACTTAAAACCGGACACCGATACTTATAAGGTTCCGCCATCAAAATCAAGGTAATCTTAAGCCTTATTTTTTTAGTATAAATAGACGATATGGCTTACTTAATCCAGCGAATCAAGGAAGAACTAGAGAAATCTGGCCATGAATCCAGAACTAGTGAAGCAAGAGATTGGCTAAAAGCAAAGGTTAAAGACTTGAGTCCTA